ATGGCAGAGGAACAGGAACCCCAAGAGGATGAAGAACAGGCAGCGCGGTTGCGCGTGCCTTTAGAGGTCTGGCAGGTGGTTCGCCGCATGGTGGAAGAGGAGGCGATTTCCATTGCTGATATCGCCCGCAAGACCGGCCTGCCAAGCAGCACCATCACCACCAAGATCAGACGGGAAGGGTGGTTGCGCAAGTGGGAGCTGGCCCAGCAACTGGCCAGCTCAGGAACAGAAGAGCGCAAACGCCTGATCGCCCGTCTCTATGCTGCCTTTGAGAAACAAGTGAGCGCGCTGGAAGCCAAACTGAAAAGGCTCAGCGGCGATCCGCAATCCGCAGCGGGTGAGATGGATGCCACCGCAAAGGCAATCACCAGCCTCGCCAAAACGCTGGATATGCTGATTGATTTGCAAGAGGCCCATGGCGCGGACAACACAGAAGAGGTGAGTGATGACCAGATGCGACAACAGCTTTCGCAGCGCATTGCAAGCTTGTGTGGCGCAGGGCAAACTTCATGAGTTCATCGCGTCTTTGAGCAAAGATGAACTGAGCTTTCTTCAATATAACTGGCAGGTCTTCGCCCACGCTCACCAACGCCCGCCAGAAGGCCACTGGGCCACATGGCTGCTCATGGGAGGCCGCGGCGCAGGCAAAACCAGAGCAGGGGCAGAATGGGTGCGAGGCAAGGCAGCGGGCGAGCCATGGGCAGGTCCGTCAGCGGGCAACATCGCACTTGTGGGGCAAACCTATGCAGATGTGCGGGAGGTGATGATCGAAGGCATTTCCGGTCTGCTCGCCGTGCATCCACCCAATCAAAAACCTCAGTGGAACCCATCACGCCGCCGTCTGGAGTGGCCTAACGGCGCTATTGCAAGAGCCTTCTCCTCTGAGGATCCAGAGGCCCTGCGCGGTCCGCAGTTCGATGCAGCCTGGTGTGATGAAGCGGGTAAATGGAGCAATGCAACGGAGACGTTCGACATGCTCCAGTTCGGCCTGCGCCTTGGCATGCAGCCACAACAACTGGTGACCACAACGCCCAAGTCTACCCCGCTGCTGAAAATGCTGCTGCAGGATCAGCGAGTGGTTGTGACAAAAGCGAGCACCAAGACCAACGCCGCCTTTCTGGCCGAAGCCTTCCTGCGGCAAATGGCAGAGCGCTACGGTGGAACTCGGCTCGGCAGGCAGGAGCTGGATGGTGAACTGATCGAAGATCGCGAAGACGCCTTGTTCGCCCGCAAATGGTTCGAGATGAACCGCGTCCGCCACGTGCCAGAACTGAAGCGTATCGTCGTTGCCATCGACCCGCCCGCCACATCAGGCAAGTCGGCAGACGCCTGCGGCATCATCGCAGCAGGCATAACGGAAGCAGCCGAGTTGTTCGTCTTGCGAGACAGAACCGCCCAGGGCTTGCGCCCTGCGGCATGGGCCGACCAGGCCATCCGGCTTTATCATGAACTGGAGGCTGACTGCCTGCTGGCGGAGGTCAATCAGGGCGGGGACATGGTACATGAGGTGATTGAAGGCGTGGATGCCAGCGTGCCCGTTAAGTCCGTCCACGCCACAAGAAGCAAACGCCGCAGAGCGGAACCCGTAGCCCTGCTTTATGAGCAGGGCCGCGTCCATCACTGCGGTGTGTTTCCGGAACTGGAAGATGAGCTGGCTGACTTTGGTGCTGGTGGGTTGAGCAACGGGAAATCACCGGACAGGCTCGATGCGCTGGTCTGGGCGATCACAGAACTGAACCGCCGCCCTACAGGCAAACCACGCCTGCGCAATCTTTAAAAACATCAATAGCATCAAAGGTTAGCTCGCAAACTTGAATCTGTTTGTGAGGATTAAGCCTGCGCGTGCTGCTGAAATGCGGGCGCCGATTTTCGGGACAAAGATCCACGAGACGCAAAGCTAAAGCAGTTTCTCAAGACAGGCTGAGCAGCCAGCTGCTTAAGCGATCTGATTACTTGAATCAAAACATTAAGTTAGAGCAAAAAGGACTCTGATCTCATGGGGTTACGCAGACTTCTTGAATCAGTTTTTTCACCAGCAGCGGAGCAGAAAGCATCACGGGCAAAATCCGTGGCCTTCATGCGGTTTGGTGAAGGGGCCGTCTGGACCCCACGCAACTATGAATCACTTATAAATCAAGGATATTTACGAAATACTATCGCCTACAGATGCGTCCGCCTTATTTCGGAAAGTGCAGCAAACATCTCCCTGACCATTAAGGTCGGCGATGCAGAGCTGGAAACGCATCCCCTGATGGATCTGCTGAATCAGCCCACACCCACTCAAACACGGCGCTCGTTCCTGGAGGAGCTCTACGGCTTCCTGCTGGTCTCCGGCAATGCTTATGTGGAGGCCGTGTCGCTGGAGGGCGAACCGCGTGAGCTGCATGCTCTGCGGCCAGATCGCATGAAGGTGCTGGTGGATGACGCAGGCTGGGTAGAGGCCTACGAGTATCAGGTGGCCGGTCGCAAAGTGGAACTGCGCAAGGGGACGGGCGATAAGATCGAGCCCGTCCTGCACATCAAGCTCTTCAACCCGCTCAACGATCACTACGGCTTTGCCCCCATCGAGGCGGCGCAGGTGGCGCTTGATATCCATAATGCTGCTGGTGATTGGAACAAATCTCTGCTGGACAACGCCGCTTGTCCAACAGGCGCGCTGGTCTATGGCGCAAGCGATGCCATGAACATGACGGACGATCAGTTCCACCGCCTCAAGGAAGAGCTGGAAAGCTCTTATCAGGGTGCCCGCAATGCAGGCCGTCCCATGCTTCTGGAAGGTGGGTTGGATTGGAAGCAGATGGGCATGTCGCCAAAGGACATGGACTTCATCGAGCTGAAAAACGTTGCCGCCCGAGAAATTGCGCTGGCCTTCGGCGTACCGCCCATGCTGCTCGGTATTCCGGGAGACAACACATACGCCAACTATCAGGAGGCCAACCGTGCGTTCTGGCGGCTGACAGTGGTGCCGCTCGCCGCTCGGGTTCTCTCTGAACTCTCCAACTGGCTTTCCGGTGCTTACGGTGAGCAGATCACCTTGGAGTTAGATTTGGATGCTGTCGAAGCGTTGGCACAGGAACGCAAAGCGCTGTGGGATCGTATCACCACCGCTGACTTCCTCAGCCGCGATGAAAAACGCATGGCCGTGGGTTACGGCGTGGAGGGCGCGGATGAGTGAGTTGATGACAGCGCTCGCCGCAAAAGGCGATCTTGCCCACGTGGTGCTCGGCGCTTGGGCAGGTACCTCTACCTCCATGCTTCTATGGGCACTGAAACAGGTCATCCGGTTCAATCGCCGCTTTGAGGAGTTCATGTGCGAACTGGAAAAACTCAACCAACTCCTGCGCATGGATGTCTGAATCATACGCGCAGTAATTATTGAGCTGACATAAACGGTTTGAGGGAAGCTCTTGACTCAAAATGACAAAGCAGCCGCAGCGCCGGAGGAGCGAAAACAACAGCTCACCGAGCGGCGCACAGAGCCGCCAGTGCAGACCTTTGCCACCTTCACGCAGGCCCTTGCCGGTGCACTGGCAGAGCGTCGTGCGGCGAAGGCAGAAGGCATCAACAGGACCAATAAAAACAACAACTGATAGTGCACTAAAGGAGGCAAGCAATTTGAACACAGATCACCCCATCGCCATTGAGGGTTATGCCAGCCGGTTCGAGCTGAGCGATCAGGGCGGGGATGTTATGCGCAAAGGTGCATTTCACACCACCTTGCAAAAGCAAAAGCTCTCAGATGTGAAAATGCTCTGGCAGCATGACCCAGCGCACCCCATCGGCAAGTGGCTGCACATACAGGAAGACAGCATCGGCCTCTTTGTCAAAGGGCTGCTCTATCCAGGTATCGCACAAGGGCGACAAGCCATCGCCATGGTGCAGGCGGGCATTTTGGATGGGCTGTCCATTGGCTTCAAAACCCGCCGAGCCCAGCGCAACAGCAAAACCGGCAGACGGGATGTGCTGGCAGTCGATCTCTGGGAGATCTCACTGGTCACATTCCCTCTACTGCCATCAGCCCGGCTGACCGTCGTCTCCTGACGATCCTTTTATTCTGAACCGACGAACTGTGGTGTCCGTTTGGCACTGCAGTTTTTTATTATCCAGCTCAAGGAAAATAATCCTATGAAAAACACATGCAATCCAGCATTGGAAACCAAAGACTTCGCCCGAGAAGCTGCAGGAAAATCAGCTGAGCCCATAATCTCAGGCTCTGCAACAGGACAGTTTGCTTCTTCCATGGAGCGTTCTGACAGCTTCGACCAGCTCAACCACGCTTATTCTGAGTACACCCAGACAAATGATATGCGTCTGGCCGAGCTGGAGCAGAAATCAGGATCAGACGTCCTGCTGGACGAAAAACTGGCCCGACTGGACGAGATCATCGATGGTCAGCTGCGCCATCTCAACGAACTTCAGCTCAAATCCCAGCGCCTGCCGCGATCTGTGCCGGGTGTAGCCAGTAGCCCAACGGCGGAGGTAGAACACAAATCTGCCTTTGAAACTTATATGCGCGAGGGGCAGGAAAGCCGCCTGAAAACGCTGGAACAGAAAGCCATGTCCTCTGGCACAGCCGCTGATGGCGGGTATCTGGTGCCGGAGCAGCTGGAAACAGACATCCTGCGCCGCATCACGGCTCTATCGCCCATCCGCTCAATCGCCTCCAACCGCAAAATCTCCGGTTCTTCTTATCGCCGCCCCATCGTCTCCGCCAATCCGGATGCAGACTGGGAAGGCGAAACCGATGCCCGCAGCACGCCAACCAACGCCATGAAGTTCGAAATGCGGGAAGTGAAGATCTTCGAGCTGTCGGCTCTGCCAGCGGTCACCCAGACCCTGCTGGATGATGCTGCCGTCAACATCGGTGAAATTCTGGCAGAAGAAGTGGAAACCGTCTTTGCGGAGAAAGAGTCTGCCGCCTTCATCAACGGCAATGGCACCAGCCAGCCCCAAGGCCTGCTCAAAGGCACCATCCACGGCTCATTGGATGATACAGGCCTTTCCATTGGCTCCATCAAGACCGGTGAGGCAGGTGCGTTTCCCTCCTCTAATGGCGGAGATCTGCTGATCTCGCTGATCTACGGCGTCAAAACCGCCATCCGCCGCAACGCCCGCTTCCTCTTCAACCGCAGAACGCAGGCCGCCATCCGCAAGCTGAAAGACGGGCAGGGCAACTACCTCTGGCAACCACCTGCATCCGCCGGCGCCGATCCAAGCCTCATGGGCTTTCCGGTCACAGAAGCAGAGCATATGCCGGATATGACAGCTGGCTCTGACCCTTACGCCATCGCATTTGGTGATTTCCACCGCGGCTACATGGTGGTGGACCGTGTCGGCATCTCTGTGCTGCGCGATCCATACACCAGTAAGCCGAACGTGCTGTTTTACATCACCAAACGCGTCGGCGGCGGCATCATGGATTTCGATGCCTACAAACTGCTGAACTTCAGCGCCTAACCAGCTTTCATCACAAAAGAGGAGGGGCCGCCGTGACGGCTATACTCACAGTGCCACCGGCTCTGGAGCCGGTTTCGCTCGCCCAGGCGCATGCACAGCTCAGGGTGTCACATACCCACGAGGATAATTTGATCGGGCGTCTGATCAAAGCTGCGCGGGAACAGGTGGAGACACTCACACGGCGGGCTCTCATTGAACAGGAATGGCGGCTGCTGCTGGATGACTTGCCACCAGACCGCCTGATCCGCCTGCCAGTCGCCCCGGTCGCGGAAATCCTGCAGGTCTACACCTATGACAAGGAAGGCAGCCAAAATCAGGTGCCTGCCTCGGATTATCAGGTGGACTTGGCAGGAAACCCCGCCCGCCTGCGCTTCAAGGCAGGAGCGGTTGGGCCATTGAGGGATCTCAACGGCATCGAGATCGACTTCAAGGCTGGCTACGGATCAGCGGCAACGTCTGTTCCTGCGGGTCTGCAAACCGCGATCCTGATGCTGGTCGGCTTCTGGTATGAGCGCCGCACCATGCTGGAAGAAACCCGCCTCACAGGCCTCATGCCCCACGGTTTTGAGGCTGCTCTGTCCCCCTACAAGGTCCTCAGAATATGAGAGCAGCAGGCACACTCAACGAGCCGCTGCTGTTACTCCGCCCTGAAACCACCAACGGCACAGACGGCTCCGTCACCCGAAGCTATCAGCAAGTCGCCATGGTCTGGGGGCAGGTGGAAGCTTCCACCAGCTCAGAGGCCACAACAGCAGGCCGCATCGCCAGTTCCTACCCACTCACCATCACCCTCCGCCGCCGCACAGATGTGGCAGAGGGCTGGCGCGTTGAGCGGGACGGGCTGAGCCTGAGGGTCAAAGCGATCCTTCCAAACTCAGAGCAAGATGCCTTCATGCAGATCCTCTGTGAGCAGGAGGAGGGCGATGATGGGGGAGCTTGAGTTCCGCAAAGCCCTGTTTCAGGCCATCCACGCCAAAGCATCGCTCAAACCTTATCTGGGCGATCCTCTACGTGTGTTTGACGGCGTACCACGAGGCGCAACGTTGCCCTACGCCACGTTGGAAGCCGTCACCACACAGCTGCTGACAGGTCATCTGGACGAGGGCAGCAGGCTCACCTGTTCCATCGGCATCTACTCCCGCCATCCGGACCGTGCCCAGACTCAGGAAATCCTGCAGATCTTCAACGAGCTGTTAGAGACAGGGATCACACCAGCAGCAGGTACGGATGCAGCAGGCCTGACCATGACCGAAACCAGCTGCCGCCGTCTGAGTGATGGCCGCACATGGTACGGGCGTATCAAATTCTCCGTCCTGCTGCAGCACTCAGATTAAAGCCAACACCTGAAAGGAAAACAGATGGTCGCACAGGCCGGAAAAGACCTGCTGTTGAAACTGGATACAGCAGGCACAGGCACCTTTGAAAGCGTGGCGGGCCTGCGCTCGCGGCGCCTCGCCCTCAACGCAAACCCTATCGATATCACCGATGCGGAAAGCACAGGCCGCTGGCGAGAGCTTCTGGCAGGCGCTTCCACCCGCCATGCATCGCTCTCTGGGAGTGGCTTGTTTCGCGATAAAGCCTCGGCAGAAAAAGTCCGCACCGCCTTTTTTGCCGCAGAGCTGCGGAACTGGCAGATCATCCTGCCCGGTTTTGGCACCCTGGAAGGCCCGTTCCACCTCTCCGCACTGGAGTATTCCGGCGACTACCGCTCCGAAGTCACCTTCGAGATTTCGCTGGAATCTGCCGGAGAACTCACCTTCACACCGCTGACCTGAGGAACACAATGTCATCGAAAACCTATAGCCGGGGCGCCAACCACAGACGCGGCGAAATCCTCGCAGAACTTGGCGGCCAAAAGCACATTCTGGTGCTCACACTCGGCGCACTGGCAGAGCTGGAAGACACACTCAACTGCACCTCCCTACAGCAGCTGACAGAGCGCTTCACATCAACTCAGTTAAAAGCCGCTGACATCATCAAAGTGCTGGGGGCAGGCCTGCGCGGAGGTGGCCTCATAATAGAGAATGAGGAAGTCGCTGAACTCTCGCACGAAGGCGGTGTAGCAGCCCTAGCTAAACTGGCAGGCGAACTGCTCGTTGCCACGTTCTCCCCGCAGCAGGCAGAGGCCACATCAAAGCAAGCTCAATCGTGAAACAGCAGAGTACCACCAACACCCTGCTGCCGTGGCATGAGCTGTTGCATAAAGCCTGCCGTGAGCTGGGCTGGTCGCCACACACATTCTGGCAGGCGACACCAAAAGAGCTGGAAATGGCCTTAAACCCACCGGGCAATCAGGCAGCGCGCACCCTTTCGCGTAGCACGCTGGAGGACCTGCTCCACCAGTTCCCCGATGAACAGGAACCATACCCTCATGACTGATAGTTTCAACGAACCGCTGAACGTGGAAGATGCCCGCGAGCTGGAAGCAACCATGCAGGAGGTCAACGCACTGGCCAAAGAGTTCTCCTCCGAACTCAGCAAAGGCCTGCAAACCGCTGTCACCTCTGGCAAGGATCTGCAATCCATCCTGTCACAAGTCGCGCTCAACCTCTCCAGCTCTGCCCTGAATAGTGCTTTAAAGCCACTGGAAAGCCTGCTTTCTGCCGGCATTTCATCAGCTACCGGCGGTGCAACTGGCATCACGCCCTTTGCAAAAGGCGGGGTGGTCTCCAGTCCCACCATGTTTGCAGCAGGCAGCACCGGATTGGGCCTGATGGGGGAGGCAGGCGCAGAGGCAATCCTGCCTTTACAGCGAGGCAGCGATGGCCGCCTTGGCGTTGCCATGAACGCAGGCAGCAATCAACCCAGCGTCACCATAAACGTGGCAACACAGGATGTGCGCAGCTTTGAAAGATCTCAGGGACAGATTGCGATGATAATGGCCCGCGCCACCGGACGGGGGCGACGCGGGCTATGACGTCGGCATTGAAGAGGAGGGACTCAAGGACCGACGTTGTTTTGCTACCGGACGGTGGTAGCAAACTTTTTGGAAAAAACCGTTGCTTTGCAAAGAGGGAGGAGCATGAACAACGGGCCTGCGCAAATCACGCAAACAACTTTCCCATGTCAAACCTATTAGATGCTTCGTTGGGGGGCAGCCTTGAGCCAAGTCAAACAGGAGGGGGAAATGCCACCAAGTTTTGTTGATGAATCATTCCCACTTGGAATTTCCCTAGGGGCTTCTGTCAGAGTAGAAAAACGCAGTCAGGTCACACGGTTACTCAATGGCGCCGAAACGCGGAACGCCATCTGGAAGGGAACGCAACGGCATTTTGATGTAGGCACCGGCTTGCGAAGCGCAGCAGACCTGCACCGCGTCCTCTCCTTCTTCGAAAAAGTAGGCGGTCGCCTGTGTGGATTCAGATTCCGTGACCCCATGGACCATAAATCCTGTGCATTTGATGGAACACCCTCTGCAACCGACGTCACCCTCGGCACCGGAGATGGCACCACCGCAGCGTTCCAGTTGATCAAACAGGTAGGTGCAGCTGGTGTGGAATGGCAGCGCAAGATCACCAAGCCAGTGGCCGGAACCCTCTCAGTCGCCGTTGATGGTCAACTGAAAACTGTCGGCAGTGACGTCCTGCTCAATCCGCTGACAGGCATTCTTCAGTTTCAGGCTGGCCACATTCCCACCAACCATCAGGTGGTTACCGCAGGCTTCCTGTTCGATACGCCAGCCCGTTTTGAGAGCGACCAATTGGAAATCAACCTCCTGCATTTTGAGGCCGGGCAGGTGCCATCCATCCCGCTTGTCGAACTCTTCAGCTAACTCAATCTCGCGAGTATCCTCATGTTCAACGCTGCTTTGAAAGAACACCTGAACGGTGAACGCACCACTGTGGCCTACTGCTGGCGACTAACAGCGTCTTCCGGCCTCAGCCTTGGCTTTACCACGCATGATCAACCCATCATGCTGCTCGGTAAAACATATGAGCCAGGGTTCGGGCTGGATGGGTCGCAGGCCATGGCCCAGTCAGATTTTCAGGCCGGACAGGAAGAAGCACTGGGCGTCCTCTCTTCAGAAAGCCTGAGCGAAAAAGATCTAGGTGCAGGCCTCTGGGACAGTGCAGAGGTCGAGGTCTATCTGGTTAATTGGCAGAACCCGGAGCAACACGAGCTTCTGCGTCGTGGCACGCTGGGCGAAGTCACGCGAGATACCAACGTTTTCCGCGCCGAGTTCCGTTCACTGGCCGCCAAACTCTCTGAGCCCAAAGGCCGACAACTCTCCCATCAATGTCACGCAGATCTGGGAGATCTCAAATGCGGGATTGATCTGAACACTGCCACCTATACGAGACAAGTCAATATCATCGGCAAGGACACTGCCAATCGGCTGATCATCGAAGGAAATGCCGACATCGCCACAGGCTGGTGGTCTTTCGGTAAACTCGTGTTCCAAACCGGCGCTTACGCCAATCATCCTTTACGCATAGCCAGCCACACCATTGAGCAGAGCAAACATAAGCTGACACTTTGGGCGCCGCTGGTGCTTGAGCAAACTTATCCCATCACAGCAAACATCTCTGCTGGTTGCGACAAAGGCTGGGGCACGTGTCAGGCAAAGTTCCAAAACGCCAACAGCTTCCGCGGCTTCCCGCACATGCCCGGCAATGACTTCATCCTCAAAGGCCCTGAAACTCAATCCGCCGCCAACAACGGCGAAAAGCTGGTGGGGTGAACATGCAGCAAAATCCGCAAGCACTCCTGCGAGAAGCCCGCTGCTGGATCGGCACCCCATACCAACATCAGGCCTCCCGGAAAGGAGCAGGGTGCGACTGTCTCGGCTTCATCCGCGGCCTCTACCGCTTCCTGCATGGCTCAGAGCCATCTGTCCCCGCTGATTATGCCCCGGAATGGGCGGAGCTGAAGGGAGAAGACCTGCTGCTCAAAGCTGCGCACCGATATCTCCACCAGGTGAAAGGCCCGCTGCATCAGCCAAAACCCACAGAGGTTATCGTGTTCCGCTGGGCGCCTCAAAGCCCATGCAAACACCTCGGCCTCATGAGCGACAAAAAACACTTCCTGCACGCCTATGAAGCGGTCGGCGTGGTTGAAAGCCCTCTGGTACCCATGTGGCGCAATAAGATTGCAGGGCATTTCTCATTTTTCCCAACTGATTGATCTGGAAAGGACAAAGCCATGGCAACAATGGTGCTCTCAAATGTTGGCGCAGCTGTTGGCAGTGCAATCGGAGGCCCCATTGGAGCCATAGCCGGACAAGCACTGGGCGCGTTGGGCGGCGCATGGATCGATCAGCAGATATTCGGACAAGACCGGGAGGTCTCCGTCGGCAAACTGGGCGATCTGCAACTGCAAACCGCCGCCGAAGGCGCCTCGCTGCCCTTTGTCTATGGCCGCGTCCGTGTAACCGGAAACATCATCTGGGCAACGCGTCTGGAAGAAGTGGTCTCCGAAGAAAAGCAGGGCGGCAAGTCAACAGGCTCTTCCACCACCGTGACCAGCCACAGCTACTTTGCCAACTTCGCCGTTGCCCTGTGCGAAGGCCCCATCACCACTGTTCGCCGCGTGTGGGCCAATGGCAAGCAGCTGGACACCTCTTCAATCAACATGCGCGTTTATCTGGGAGCTGAAGACCAACAGCCCGATCCGCTCATTGAGGCCAAGCAGGGCACAGCACCAGCTTATAAAGGAACCGCCTATGTTGTGTTTGAACGCCTGCCGCTGGCTGAGTTTGGCAATCGCATCCCGCAACTTTCCTTCGAGGTGCTCCGCTCCATTGAGCCACTGGAACAACAAATCAAAGCTGTCACGCTCATCCCCGGCGCAGGAGAGTTTGCCTATCATCCGCAGGAGATCATTGAAGAAATTTCCCCCGGCAACACCCGCAGTGTGAACCGACACGGTAAGGGTGAGGAAACCGATCTGGTCCGCTCTCTGGATGAGCTGCAGGCCCTGTGCCCCAACCTGAAAAGCGTGGCGCTGGTTGTCTCATGGTTTGGTGATGACCTGCGCGCCTCTCATTGCGCCATTCAGCCCAAAGTGACCTACCAGACCACCCAGCACCTGCCCGAAAACTGGAGTGTTGCAGGCCTGAACCGCTCCGAGGTGCCGGAGGTCTCCCGCATCAACGATAGACCAGCTTACGGTGGTACACCCTCAGACGCTTCCGTCACAGAAGCTATCAAGGAACTGAAGCGCCGGGGCCTCAAGGTCATGTTCTATCCATTCATCATGATGGACATCCCTGAAGATAACCAGCTGCCTGACCCCTACGGTGCCGCCAAGCAATCCAGCTACCCATGGCGCGGACGTATCACCTCAGATATCGCAGCAGGCCAGTCTGGAACGCCTCAGGGCACGAGCGCTGTCACCCCGCAGATAGATGCCTTTGTCGGCACTGGCAACGACTGGCGCATTCGCCGTTTCATCCTGCACTATGCCAATCTGGTTAAAGCGGCAGGCGGTGTGGAAGCCTTCCTTATCGGGTCAGAACTGCGCGGCCTCACCCAATGTTGGGCAGGGGGCGGCTCATTCCCTTTCGTGGATCACCTACAAGCATTGGCAGCTGAAGTCCGGCAGATCATCGGTGCTGAAACCAAACTCTCCTATGCCGCAGACTGGAGCGAGTACGCTAGCTATAGCCCACAATCCGGCGACCTGCGTTTCCCGCTCGACCCATTGTGGGGACATGCAGATATAGATTTCGTCGGCATCGACAACTATCTGCCACTCACGGACTTACGAGAGGAAGATAGCACCCAGTCCAGCTACGAGCTGAGTGAGGTGAGAGCAGGAGTAGCTTCAGGCGAATATTACGATTGGTACTACGCAAGCGATGAAGACCGTACTTCCAAAACCCGCAGCCCCATCACGGATGGCGCCCACAACAAACCGTGGGTGTTCCGACAGAAAGACCTGAAAAACTGGTGGCAAAACCAGCACTTCGAACGTGTTGGGAACAGCGAACAAGCAACGCCAACCCCATGGACACCGCAGTCCAAACCCATCTGGTTCACAGAGCTCGGCTTTCCTGCTGTCGATAAAGGCACCAATCAGCCCAATGTCTTTGTAGATCCCAAGTCCGCAGAAAGTGCTTTGCCGCACTTCTCCAATGGACAGCAGGACGACCTTGTCCAGCGCCGCGCTTTGGAAGCAAGCCTCAGCTATTGGGGCAAGGATCACCCCGACTGGCCTCAGGGCGACAACCCAACTTCAAGCCTGTATGCGGGGAACATGGTAGAGGCTGACAACACCTTCCTCTGGACATGGGACGCTCGTCCGTATCCCGAGTTCCCAACCTATGCCGATATCTGGGCAGACGGTCAAAATTGGCAGCTCGGCCACTGGCTCACAGGACGACTGGGAGCATTGTCTGCTTCTGGTCTCATCCGCGCCATGCGTGATGACTTCGGCCATACACAAGACCTCACTGAAATCGCAGAACTGGGAGAAACCATTGAAGGCCTGACCGTCTCCGGCCCAACTTCACTGCGATCTGCTCTCACACCCATCCTGCAATTGACTGGCGGCATTGCCGTTGATCGCGGCACCCATCTGGCGGTTCTCCCCAAATACGCGGCGACCGCACAAAACGGCAAACTAGGCCTTGGCGATCTTTTGGAGGCTGACGAAGGAGAGGAGGGATACAACTCCATAAACCGCAACGATGGCAGCGACTTACCCGCAGAGCTGCGCTTGCGGGGAATGGACCCCAACAACGACTTCGAAGCCCTTGTGGTGACATCCCGCCGATTGGAAGGCATGGACCGCCGCACCTCAACCCTTCAGCTCCCCATCACTACATCCTTGACGATGGCCCGAAAACTCGTCGACAAGATGCACCAGTCACTCTGGCTGGATCGCGAAACCCTCCAGTTCAAACTTGCCATGAACAACATTGATCTGAAACCGGGCGATATTATCGAGTTGCCGGGTGAGCTGTTGAAGGAAGGCAACACGGCAATCCAATGCCGCATCACCGAGGTCTCTTCAGGTGCTTATATGGATGTGCAAGCCATCCGGCTCCTTGGGGAACCAGCAGTCACCATCGCTTCCAGTCCGGACAACACTGCACAGCCATCCTTTAACGACACCACCTCAGGCCCGCCGATTGTCCGCGTTCTAGACTTACCCCGGTTCCACAGCGAAGGCCCTGATGACGGCAGCCCTATCATCGCTATTTACAACGGCAACTGGCCCAGCGCTTACCAAGTCTATGCTTCCAGTTCAGGAGAAGAGTTCACGCCTCTGATGCAAGTCTCAGAACCCGCTGTCATGGGCACATTGCAGGCACCACTTGAAAGCGGCCCATGTTGGCGTTGGGATACGGCCTCCGAAATCATCGTGAACCTCTATGGCGGGCAAATGCAAAGCCGCAAACTGCTGGATGTGCTGGCAGGAGCAAATGCCTGTGCAGTTCGCAAAGGTGATCAATGGGAGGTGATACAGTTCTGTAATGCAGAGCTGGTCGCACCCATGACCTACAAACTCAGCAAGTTGCTCAGAGGCCAGCTGGGCACCGAGCACCTTGTCGGGATCTCTGCTCCCACAAATGCTGAGTTCATCCTGCTCAATCAATCCCTGCCCAAGCTGCCATGGACCAGTGACAAGGCAGGCGTGGCGCTCTCATATCGTATAGTCCCAGCCGGGAAGCCATTGGGCTTCAAATGGGCGGTGAACCTGAGCCATGAAGGAGGGCAAACCGCACTGAAGCCCTTCGCCTCCGTTCACTTCAAAGCAACCGCTCAGGAGAACGACGATCTCGCTCTCAATTGGATACGCAGAACAAGGTGGGAAGGGGACAGTTGGGCCACGTCAGATATCCCGGTGCAGGAAGATAAACTAGCGTTTTCCCTCAAGATCTCGCACAAACCTGCGGGTGAAACGGACCAAGTCCTTCTGCAAACCTACGAAACCTCAACAGAACAGCTCGTTATTCCGAAAGCAGATCTGTTGCAGATGTTGGGGGCCGGAACACATGTTTTGACCTGCGAAGTTGTTCAAAAATCGACCAAATTCGGATTGGGGACAACTGCAGATTGCTTGGCAAGCGTAACACTTTAACAAGTGCTTTTACCGGATTATTTGCAAAGCAAGCCAAGAAACATCACAGACCCTAGAGAATCTGCTAGGTCTTTGTTTTGAAATAAATAACACCTCGTTCATGTGAGGTTCAGCCAGTGCCGGTTAGAAGACGCCTTATGAGACACCAACTCCACAACCTCTTATCTCGCTCATTGATGGCATTGGCTTTGGCGACAGCGGTCTTCACCTGGTCTGCACCTGCGCAGGCAGCGTGTTTGTCCTCCAGCCAGACCCGGCAAGCCGTCGCCAGCGGTCAGGCGCGCCCGCTCGGCTCCTTGCGGGTCAACGGGCAGATCCTTTCAGCCAAGCTGTGTGAGCGAGGCGGTGGGTTGGTCTATGTGCTCTCCGTGCTCAACAACGGCAATGTCTCACAAGTGACATTGGATGCACGAACAGGGCGCCGGTTGTAACTGCGCCGCGAAGAACTCTGGATAGAGATTTTTCTGCCCGAATTTGAACGAATTTAAACGGCGATATAAGCCTGAATGCTGGTGCGGGGTACCTCTTATGCGAATGTTGATCGTTGAAGATGATCGCGATTTGAACAGACAGCTATGCGAAGCGTTGGAAGACGCTGGCTACGTTGTCGACAAAGCATATGACGGCGAGGAAGGTCATTTCCTCGGCGATACCGAACCTTATGACGCTGTCATTCTGGATCTTGGCCTGCCGCAGATGGATGGCCTCAGTGTACTGGAACGCTGGCGTCGGGACGGTCACTCCATGCCAGTCCTCATCCTCACAGCCCGTGACCGCTGGAGTGATAAGGTCGCGGGCATTGATGCAGGCGCTGATGATTACGTTGCCAAGCCGTTCCATATGGAAGAAGTGCTGGCGCGGGTGAGGGCACTGGTCCGCCGTGCTGCCGGTCTGGCTTCCAACGAGATTTCAATCGGTGACATTGTTCTGGATACCAAAGCAGGCAAGGTGACGAAAAACGGCATGTCCGTGAAGCTCACCTCTCACGAGTTCCGCCTGCTGTCCTACCTCATGCACCACAAAGGCAGAGTGATCTCCAGAACCGAACTGGTCGAGCACCTCTATGATCAGGACTTTGATCGCGACTCTAACACCATCGAAGTGTTTGTAGGCCGCCTGCGCAAGAAGTTTGGCAGTTCGTTGATCGAGACCGTGCGTGGTCTGGGCTACAGGTTACAGGAAGAAGATGCCTGA